TTATCTTGTGATGATTTTTTTGTTAATTCTTTTGCTATGCTATCAATATATTTTTTAAAACCTAAAGGATCTTGTTCGGTTTTAAGTCTTGTGGAAACTTTAGATCGGTTTGTATCATTTAGTAATTGAAGTATGTGATCATACATTTTTACTTATAATATAATAAAATAATAAAACAATGGTTGATATTGAAACAGATATACCTATTAATGTTTTAAATGGACGTATTAATGTATCTGGTAATAATGAAAATGGTTTAGCGTATAAAAATAATAATGAAAAACAAAACTTATGTAATTATTCTACAGAAGCTATATCACATACAACAGAACGAACACCTTTAGCTGATTTATTTTTTTCGCAACAAAATATGGATATCTTACAATTAGGTATGCGTAATATGATTTTAAATAAAACGGAAGGTGCTTATAGTATAGGAAAACAAAATGAAATTGAATTAAAAATAATAATGCGAGCTATGTTTATTCAACACGCCAAATATAGAACTGATATACCAATTAATAATCAAGTTCAAGAAATTAATAGAAAGATTTTAGAGTTTTCAGTTCCACGTATTATTTCTAGTTTAAATATGAAACGTAAATATTTAAATGATATACAAAAATTACCAGTTCCGTTAGAACATTCGCAATCTATGTCAACTAAAGGAACAAAAGAATTAGAATTTAAAGGATTTTAAAATCTTGTATGTTATATAAAATGACTGATACTACAGATCAATATACTAGAAAATTAAAATATAATGCTTTTATGGGAACAATTGCCGTGTGTGTAATATACGCTATTGTTGCCCTTGCTATGATATTATATATTAACTTAACTGAACAAGGTAAATCATTATATTCTGATCTAAAACCATTTGCTTTAACATTCATATTTGGAACATTATTTATAATTATGGCAGTAACCTTGATGGTTGTTTATTGGGAACCAGAACAAGCAACTAAAAAAGAAATTAATGATGTATTAAATAATCCTTTAAGTTGCCCTGATTATTATACTTTAGATAATACATATGAAGATAGTAATATATTGTTTAAGTTTTCGAGTAATATTAGTATTCTTGGTAATCATGAACCAACGCATAAAAATTTATATATAGGACTTAACACAGAGCCAGATAAATCTGTTAATCTATATGATTATGCTATAACTAAAGATAACCAAGATTATATTAAACATAAATGCAAAAAACCGGATATTATTCCAGATTTTGATAAGGATGATCGTAAAAAAACTAGAGAGGTATTTTGGGCGGATAATGATGCTGCTGCCACCGTAGATCAAACAGTTGGAACATCTGTTACTAGTGGTGTTTTTAAATCCACTGAACTTAAAAATCTAAAAACATTAGCAGCATTTACAACAATGTATGGTGGATATAATAATGAACAAGCTAATACTCTTGATCTGTTACAAGGAGTAAGTGATTCTACCACTGTAAATATTATTACTCCAATTGGTGATGGCAGTAAAGCTACTGCTACTACTGGTAATACTTCAGCGCCTCTCCTGACGAAGGTAGGTAGTACAAGTGTTCCAACAACATCATCATATTTTTATGATTGTTCCAAAGTATATCCAGAATATCTAGCACGTTTAGATGCTAAAGAGTATATTGATAATAATGAAACAGGTCCTAAAAACTTACACCGGTGTGGATGGGCTAAAGCGTGTGGTGTTCCTTGGTCATCTGCAGGATGTTCATAAAAAGCATATAAACATTTTTTAACACTAATAACCATAACAATGAGGGTTAAAAAAAGAGATGGTAGTTATGAAGATGTATCATTCGACAAGGTCACTCGTCGCATTAAAAATCATAGTGAAGATTTACCAAATCTAAATCCTACTAGTATTGCGCAATTTGTATGTGCTCGTATTTATGATGGTGTTCCTACATCAGAACTAGATGAACTAACATCTCAAATATGTTCTAGTTATATTACAGAACATCCAGAATATGGGATATTAAGTTCTCGTATAATAATTAGTAATCATCATAAAAATACTTCACCATCTTTTAGTGAAGTAATTAATATTTTATATAATGCTAAAGATCGCTTAGATAATCACAATCCATTAATTTCAAATGAAGTTTGTAGTGTAGTTAATGAACATAAAGAAAAACTGAATAGTATAATAGATTATGATCGTGATTATGATATTGATTATTTTGGTTTTAAAACTTTAGAACGTTCTTATTTGTTAAGAGTAGAAAATAAAATAATAGAAAGACCCCAACATTTATTTATGCGGGTCGCTTTAGGTATTCACGGTAATGATATTAAAGATGCAATTGAAACATATGATATGTTGTCTAAAAAACTTGCAATTCACGCAACACCAACTTTATTTAATGCAGGAACACCACGATCCCAAATGGCATCGTGTTTCTTACAAGCAATGAAAGACGATAGTATTGAAGGAATATTTGATACATTGAAGAGTTGTGCAAATATTTCAAAATATAGTGGTGGTGTAGGATTACACGTCCATGATGTAAGAGGTAAAGGATCTTATATTCGTGGAACAAACGGAACAAGCAATGGTATTATTCCAATGTTATCTGTTTATAATAAGACAGCAATGTATGTAGATCAATGTTTTCGTGGTGATACAAATGTATATACATTTGCCGGAACAAAGAAAATAGAAAAAATCCGTGAAGGAGAATATGTTTTAACAGCAGATGGGAGTTATCATAAAGTTTTAAAGAAAATAACAACAAAAATTAATAAAGATACTTTTAGAGTTAGAACTAATAATTCTATTGATACGGTGTATGTTACACCAGAACATCAAATATATGCTTTAACGAATATGCCTTCGTTGCCTATTAATGAACTAAAGAATTATATGAATAATCATATTGATAAACTTCCAACATATGTAGATCTTAAATCACTAACTACATTTGATTATATTGGTTATCCTATACCAGTTGTAGATGATGAAGCCGAATGCGATGAAGATATGTGTCTTTATTCAGGTATAATATTAGGTAATGGTTATATTGATAGTGGATATCAACACGTATCTTTTTATAGGGATAAAGGTGCTGATATGTTAAAAGTTTTAATTGATTTTTTGAATAAATATAAAATAGAATATAGTAAGTATTCTGAAAGAAACCGCACAATAATAAAATGGAAAACACAAGAAGGTATTCGTCCTATTAAGAACTTTTTACAATTATCAAAAGATTGTGTTAAATTATTCTTGGAAGGTTTATTGAAAGCTAATGGATGTAAGATAAGTGATACATATACTTGTATGTTTTATAATGTGGATGATGCTAAAAAATATATTTGTTATTATGTTAAATACTTGTTTTTACGTCTAGGAGTATTAGTAGATGGTTTTTATAAATCTGAACAAAAATACAATGTAGTATGTATTCCATATTGTTATGAACTATTTAGTATTTTTAATTATACTGATAAAAAACCTGATGAAAAAACTTTAAATTATTTTGAACATAATGATGTATTATGGACGGGTATTAAATCTATTGATAAAATGAAAAACTTCGAAGGATATGTATATGATCTTAATGTTAAAGATAATCATAGCTATGTTACTGAAATGGGTATAGTTCATAATAGTGGAAAAAGAAATGGTAATTTTGCAATTTATTTAGAACCATCACATCCAGATATAGAATCTTTTGTAGATTTGCGTAAAAATCACGGTAATGAAGCTGAAAGGTGTCGTGAGTTATTTATAGCACTGTGGATTCCTGATTTATTTATGGAAAAAGTAAAGAATGACGAAGAATGGTGTTTATTTTGTCCAGATAAATGTAAAGGATTATCAGATGTATATGGAATAGATTATGTTAATCTTTACAATAAATATGAAACAGCTAATAAATATGAAAAAAAGATAAAAGCACAAGATTTATGGAAAGCAATTTGTATAGCACAGAAAGAAACGGGAACACCATATATTTGTTTTAAAGATTCCTGTAATTCTAAAAGTAATCAAAAAAACTTAGGAACAATTAAATCATCTAATTTATGTGCGGAAATTATTGAATATAGTGATAAAGATGAAACAGCAGTATGTAATTTAGCAAGTATCGCTTTACCTATGTATATTAAAGACGGACATTATGATTACGAAAAACTTTCAAATACAGCTATGATCTTAACAAAAAACTTGAATAAAGTTATTGATAAAACCTTTTATCCTACAAAAGAAACGGAAGTAAGTAATAAAAAACATAGACCTATTGGTATAGGTGTTCAAGGATTGGCAGATGTATTTGCTATTTTAAATATTCCTTTTGATAGTGATGAGGCAAAAGAGATTAATAAAAAAATATTTGAAACTATATATTATGGTGCTTTAACAATGTCTGTAGATTTGGCAGAGAAATATGGAACATATAGTTCTTACGATAAATCACCAATTTCTTATAATATTTTACAATTTGATATGTGGAATGTAGAACCTTCTAATCTTTGGGATTGGAAAAAACTAAAAGAACGTATTAGTTTGTATGGTGTTCGTAATAGTCTTTTAATTGCTTTGATGCCTACAGCTTCTACGAGTCAAATATTGGGTTTTAATGAATGTTTTGAACCTTTTACAACAAACATATATAATCGTAGAACATTGGCGGGTGAATTCTTTGTTATAAATAAATATCTTATCAATAAACTTATTGAATTAAAGCTATGGAACAAAGAAATGAAAAATAAATTGATTGAAAATAAAGGATCTGTTCAAAATATTGAAGAGATTCCTGAAGATATTCGTAAAGTATTTAAAACCGCTTATGAAATACATCCTAAAACAATAATAGAACAAGCATCAGATCGTGGTGCTTATATTTGTCAATCGCAAAGTATGAATATTTTCCTAGAAGATCCTGATATTACGAAATTGAGTAATATGCATTTTTATTCGTGGAAAAAAGGATTGAAGACTGGTATATATTATCTAAGAACTAGACCAGTTGCTAGGGTTCAAGCATTTTCACAAGAAGCAAAGAAATATGAACGAGAAGATACTGAATGTTTGAGTTGCGGTGCTTAATTTATAAAATATTATATTTGTTAAACTATTTACTTATTTTGATAATATAGAATTATTTAATTTTTTTTCTATTAAAGTTGAAAAGTAGTTATCATCTTTAACATTATTGACCTCTACATAACGCATATGTAGAAGTTCAACTAATTTAAAAAACATAGGATCCTTATTATTTTCATTAGAAAGTAATTTACCTGGAAATAATTTATTAATTATTCTAATATAATTATTTTGTATATCTTCATTATTAAATATATCTTTACCAAAATGAGATATCATATTATCATAAATATTAATATATTGTAAATTATTATATTCTGGAATAATTAACTGTTTATCTTTATGTTGTTCTGAAAATTGATAACTCGATATACAAGTAAAGTTATTATTTTTAATTACATTTTTGATTATGCTATCTAATGGAAAGTTATTACTAACAAAATCAGCTTTAGTAAAATAAGGTTTATTAACTTTAAAATGTTTTTGAATAAAAGGACCTACAATGTTATTAATCCAGCAAGGATCGCTATTAGAAACTATATATATTTCGGCATTATATTTTTTTTTAATAAATTTTATAAAATCTAATAATCCTGGACGTAGTAGATCAATATTAAAATTATAATTATTTATTCTTTTAATATTATTTATATGTCTATAAATATCATATTCGGCTTTATTATACTTTAAATCACCTAAAATACAACTTTCAACTTCTAATATAAATACCTTAGATTTTTTCATTTTATATTTGCTATTGTTTTATCTGTTAAATCAGTTAATTTATTACATAAGGTTATGTAAAAGTCATCGTCTTTATATTTATCATTTAATATTTCAGCATTACGCATCTTAATAGATCTAAAAATATTGAAAATTATTTTATCTTTAAAAAATGTATTATCACTATTTGGATTGTAATATTCAATATTATAATATTTACTAAATATACTTTCAGCTTCTTTAGATAAAATTTTATCATAACCAAATGCAGAAATCATATTATCATAAGGGCATCTATACGGATACGGATCATATTCAGGACACGTAATTTGTCTATTAGTTTTAGTTGACGTATTATCTTTAATATTATCTATAAAAACTAAATTATTATTTATAATAAAATCTTTATGCTTTAAAGGGATCTTATATTTCTTTTGTAAAAATGGAAATATAGTTTCATATGCTTCGTCTAATGATTTTGTATAATTTATTGAAGTTTCTCTCGTAAAATAAGGTTTATTAAATTTGATCTTAGTTGCTTTTTCTATTATAGGAATTATACCATTATTAGCCCAATTGTAAGATGAATTAGTATATAAAAATAATTCGCAAGGTTTAAATCGTTTTTTAATACATTGTATAAATTCTACAAATCCAGGACGTAATAAACCACTATTAACGTATTTAGTAAAATTAGGTTTATAATTATCAGGTTTTCCGTAGAGTTCTGCTAATTCTTTATAAATATGAGTTTCAGCTACTAAATGGTTAACATTTCCAACTATACATTGATCTATATCAAAAATAAACACATAAGGTATTTTCATTATTTATTCTTTATATAATGAAAAATATGACAGTTATAATAGTTGGTGCAGGTATAGCAGGTCTTTATACTGCCTATAAACTTTCTAAGACAACTACAGATATTAGAATAATAGAAAAAT